TCTCTATTGATGAAGAAGAAATTGTAAGTGAGGAGGACAAAATGGATTACTCTAAAATTACTTTAGAAGAGCTTAAGCAGCAACGTGCTGACTTAATTAATGTATTGAAAGACGAATTCAAGCCTGTTATTGAATCAGAGCTTGGAGTGAATGATTTACAAGAGTCTGTTAATAATCTTACTACTGAGAAAAAAGACCTTGAAGAGTCTTTAGAAACAATTAAAGGTGAAAAAGAAACTCTTGAGGGCGAACTTTCTACTGCTAAAACTTCATTAGAAGAAGCGCAAAATGAATTAAAAAATATTAAAGAAGCTGAAGAAGCAGCTCAAAAAGCAGCTGAAAAAGCTAAACTTGATGCACATATTGCAGAATCTATTTCTAAACTTAAGTTTGCTGATTCTATTAAAGAAAAAATTAAAGCTAAAGTTGAAGTTTTAGAATCTGCTGAAGAAGTAGATACTAAAATTGCAGAAGAAGTAGAATTCCTAAATATGGTTATTAAAGAATCTACTGGTATTGATTTATCCGGAAAAGGTCACACTGGTGAAAATAACCCAGATAAAATTAACGAAGATGAAGAATTCCGCCGTATGGTAATGGAATCTTAATTTAGCGGATAATAGGAGGAATAACATAAATGAGTAAAGAATTTGCTAAACAACTACTTGAGCATTATGATAATTTAAAATCAACTGGTCAAATTACTGAAGGTGACGCTACAACTGACCAATATACTGATGCTACATTAGCATTAAATCAGCCTAAGTTTAACAAAGCTTTAATCGAAAAAGCTACTAACGAACTTATTGCTGCTCAACTTTTTGAAGTTGGTACTATGTCTGGCCCGGTTGAAAAAGCTTTCGTTGAAGTTTACAATCGTGAGACTGGCGTTACTACTACTGAACTTGCTGAAGGCGGTACTATTCGTCAAGGTAGAACTTCTTACAGCTCTGTAACAATTGAAGCTGTAGGTTACAAGTTACGTTCAATCTTAACTGCAGAAGCAATTGAAGATGCTCAAAATGCTGGAAATCTTAATATCGTAGCTCGTGCTATTGCTAACCTTGCTAAAGATATTACAGAAGAAATTGATGGCAAATTGATGTCATTAATGGTTGCTGGAGCAGCTGCTGGTAACGTTGACGTTTCTAAAGGAGCTTTGGATGCTAAAACAATTGCTGGTAAAATTGTTGAAGCAATCGTTGATTCAGTTCAAAACGTTAAGAAAAAGAACTACCGTCCAGATTTCGTTCTTGTAGACCCAATCATCTTTGGTTACCTTGCTAAATCTGATGAATTCGTTCATGCGGATAAGTATGGCTCTACTGAACTACAACAAACTGGTTTCATGGGTAAGATTCGTGGATTAGAAGTATTTGAATCTAATAACATGACTGCTAACAAAGCTCTTGTTGGTAAGCGTAAGACTTTCGGAGTTTACAAAGTATATGTTCCAATGATGTTCCGTGGTCCAGTTTATGACCCACAAGTTGATAAAGAAACTTATGTAGTTCGTCAACGTTCTGCAATGAAAATTACTGTTGGTGAATCTCTAGCTACAGTTTCTGTTGTTGCTTAATTAAATATAAATTTCATAAAGGGGATAGATTATGTCTATCTCCTTTTTTATTAGGAGGAAAATTGTATGCATCTTAAAAAAGGGGATAAAGTAAAATATCTTGGTAATATGCCATATAAATTAGGAAATGAGCAAGAAGTAGAGAAGGAGGGAGATGAATTGATTATCCGTAGTAATGTACAAGTCCAACAAAATTTCTTTGAAGTAGTTGAAGAAAAGAAAGAAGAAAAAGTAGTAGAACCTGAGTTAAAAGAATCACCAAAGAAAGAAGAAATTAAAAAAGATAATAAGAAATTAGATAAGAAATCAAAGAAATAAAATGTTGGATAAGAAATCATGTTCTGTATATTATATTTATACAGAACTTTTTTATGAGGTGATTAAATGCTAATCCAAGAATTAATATTAGAGCTTCGAAATGTTATTGGTGATAACAACTTAGATGAGCCTAATATTACTGATGACGAACTTAAAACAATTTTAAGGAACGCTGCAGCAGCTTATAGTAGGCTTAAAAATGTTATTAAAAATGTAGAAATTTCTTATGATAAAACAGAAGACGTTTATGAACTTCCAACTGATGCTTATAAAACAAAAAAAGTAGTACTTAAAGAGCTAGGAATTTTCCTTAATTTCACTGATAATCTAACTCAGATAATTTTAGAAACTCTCCCTGATGCTGATTCTGGGACACTCAAGATAACATATAGTAGATATTTTTCTCCTGAAGAGGTTGACGAAAGAGAGCTAGATATTTACTTTATATGTGCTGAAGCTCTATGTTATAAATTAATGGCTTCTAAAACAGCAGATTTAATTAAATTTAGTACTGGTGAAAAAATTGTTGATGAAAGCTTAATTTCTGAAAAGTATTTAAAATTATATAAAGAAACAGAAAAATTATTTAAAAGTAAAGTTGTTAAAGCTTATGGCAAGAGATATAATAATGTATTGGAAAATTTAGACTACAATTTACCCTATCCACCAATAGGTGAGCAGCCATGAAAAAGAAAACTTATGATAGGTTAATAAAAAAGATACATGATATTAACTTAGGTATTATGGGAACATCAATAAGAATTAAAAGATTGCTTCCTTTAAATCAACAAACAAATTATAATGCTGTTTTAAGAGAATGGTATGGACCAAAACAATGGGAGGTTGTTATTGAAACTAAAGGAGAAATTGATGCTTTTAAAGAAAGTGAAGACTGGAAAGAAATTGGTACAGTTAGCATTCATGATTATAAATGTAAAATAAATGATAATCTTGGATTAGTAATGGATGATATAACTAATTATATTGTCGAAAGATTAGACAATAATAAGCATTACGAAATTATCTTCTACCGAGAATTTATTGGAGAAGTACATTTAGGTTTAAGGCCGGTGATGGGCAATGGGAATAACATTTAGAATTACTGGTGATAGAGAATTAGCTTTATATTTAGGTAAGATTGCTAAAAATATTAAGCCTAATGCTTTAAAAGGACTTAATAAAATTGGTGACCATTTACAGAAAGAAGTTAAAGCTAAATTTGGAAATTATCAAGCAGGGTGGCCTAAATTAAAAAGAGCTTCAGTTATTGCTAAATATAAAAGAAGAGGTCTTGGCGGTGGAGCATCAAGAGGTGGAGCATCTTTTGCTTCTGGTCCTGACGACCCACTAGTATTATTTGGAAATTTAAAGGATAGTATTGAAAAAGAATTACACACAAGCTCAATGGAAGTAGAAGTTTATTCTGACAATATTTATTCAGCAGTACATGAATATGGTTATAAACATGTACCAGCAAGAAGCTATATGAGATTAACATTATCACAAGAAACACAAGAAGTTGTAGATATTATGGATAATGAAATAGGGAGAACTATTTAATAGGAGGTGATTACATGGCTAAATCCCCTGTTATAGAATTAATGGATTATAATGTTTTAATGTCTTTACTTAACTATTTCTCAGATGCAGTCAAAGATATTAAAATACATGATAAATCAATTAATGTTTATCAATCTTACTCCGATAAACATATGCCTTACGTGTCACCTGCAATATCTTTAGAATTGCTACACAGAAAAAATAGGTCAATTGGCTTTAGTAATTTTTTATATGAATCAGATGGAGAAAATGGTTTTCTAGAATTTGAGGGTGTAATACTAGAGTATATGGTTCAATTAAATGTATACTCTAATACAAGAGGGGAAATTCATAAATGGTGTTCTATTATAGACACCATTTTGAAAAATGGTGAGTCAGGAATACCATTAAATACCTATAATAATAATGGCAGTATTAAATTAGCTGCCGCCGGTGTATTAGATTATGAGTACGATGAAGTTAAAAACAATAATCTAATTCCAAATGTTATTACGTCAGATTTTCATACTATTTTTGATGTAAAAATAACAGCAGTTCAACAGTATTCAGATACTTATGATATTGCTGAACTTGGAGATATTATTGGAAATTTAAAATGAGGTGAAATTAAATGGCAAGTGATAAAATACCTGGAGTCTATTCCAATATTGATGCTAGTGCTGCTTTAAAATCTATCAGCGCTAATGATTATGTTATTGGTATCATTGCTAAAGGTACTACAGATGATACTTCTCTTGGCTTAATTAATAAAGCATATGCACCAACTTCTTTTGAAGATGCTAAATTAAAATATGGCGCTACTTCTAACATTGTAAAAATTATGAGTACTGCAATTGATAATGGTGGTACTAAATTTATTGTAGTGCGTGTTAATGAAACTCCTTCTGTTAACTATCCAGCTGCTTTGGCTGTTTCAGAATTAGAAGAAGCAATTGATATTATTGTTACTGATGCAGTAACCCCTACAACTTTTGCAGATATTAAAACTAGCGTTAATAGCGCATCTGCAGATAGAAAAGAACGTATTGCAGTTGTTGGATTTGACGTTAATACAGATATTACTACTGTACAAACTTCTACAATTTCAATTAACTCTAACAGAGTAGTTACAGCATATCCAAACTTATTGGATAAGAATGGCGCGGAATTATCTGGTATGTATACAGCTGCTGCAGTGGCTGGTCAATTAGCTGCAGAACAAGACCCATCAATGCCATTAACTGGTGTAGAGCTTGTTGGTTTCTATGGCGTAGCTAAGAAATTAAAAGTAACAGAAATGGAATCTTTAATTGATGCTGGTGTTGTTCCATTAGAAGCAAAAAATGGAGCTATTCGTATTGTTCGTTGTATTACAACTTATACAAAGAATGCTCAAAGCATTGCCGATATTACATGGCAAGAAGTTACAACTACAAGAATTTCTGATTACGTTTTCAAAGATATGAGAGACGGATTAGGCATTAAATTTGGAAGAGCAAAGCAAAATAAAGATACTCGTGATGCTATTCGTTCTGAAGTTATGTCACGCCTAATTAAATATCAAGAATTAGAATACATTGAAAATGTAAAGGATACTGATGTTACGATTACAATTAACCCTACAAATCCTTTACGAAATGATGTTAGTTTTAAATATGATGTTACTGGTCCGTTAAATGTTATTAATTTAACTGGTTACCTAGTAATTTAAGGGGTGATAATAGATGTCTACAATTTTTCCTTCAAGTAAAGATGTTTACTTTGAGATAAATGGTAAGAAAGTTGCTGTAGTTCAAAGCTACAACACTTCTTATTCAAAAGAAGATAGAGAAGTTGATGCTTTTGGTCAAGCAGACCCAGTAGGTTTTACTCCTGGTAAAAAAGCTTATACTATTCGTATTTCTAAAGCTTATATTACAGATAAAGCTATTGCTGATGGAATTAGCTTCTACACTTTAGATAACTTTGAATTTGTTATCGTAAAACCAGATAAGCGTATTGTTTATACTGGCTGCTCCATTACTTCTATTGAAGAAGAAGGTTCATTGAATGATGTAATCGCTGAAAATGTTTCAATCCGTGCTGCAAAACGCCGTGAAGATAAGCGTTAATTAAAAGGAGGATATAGAGAATGAATACCTTACAAAGATTAAAACAAGGAAAGAAAAATTCTAAATTAGTCAACTTTCCTGGAACGGAAGAAAAAGTCGCTTTAGTTATTTTACCGTCTAATGAAATATCTGATGCTACTATTAAGGCAGAAGATTATATTAAACAACATAATATTGTGGATGAGGACGATATTTCAATCGTAAATCAAGCTTTTCTTGTATATAAAGCTTTACGAGATAAAGATGATTTAAAGAAGCCTCTAGCTGATTCATTTGAGGAATTTTATTCTACTTTAGATAATCTTGAAATTCAGTATTTCATGGTAGAATATAGTTTGCTTACAAATGAATCTAGCCCATTCCTAAATGCTGTTTCGGAAGAGACATTTGAGGAACTAAAAAAAACGCTAGAGAAAATCAAGTTGAGCGATTTAAGTGGTCCATCCTTAATAAGTTTGCGAAACTTCCTACTGACCCTTGTGTAGAAGCAATGACAGAAGGGCAGTGGATATGGATGATGATTCATATGTCATTAGATAATGAAGAGCAGCTTGAAAAAATTTGTAAGCCATGTCAAGAAAAAGCTAAAGAAGACAGATGTACTAGCTGTAATACTTTATTAGACATAGAAGTAAATCCTAACTTTGATGAATCATTATTTGAAAAACTGAAAAAACAAGCAACATAAAAATAGCCCTAGAGTTTTCTAGGGCTTTTGTTTAAGAAAGAGGTGAAATTATGGCCAGCTCTAATCATAAAGTTTCGATAGTTGTGGGTGTAAAAGATTTAGCATCTAAGTCTTTAAGAAATATCCAAAATGCAATGAATCATATGGGTAATCACTCTGGTTCATTTATGAGTGCCTTTAATAGAAATTTAGATGGCGCTATTAGTAGAATGGATAGATTAGCCAATTCTATGTATAAATTTAATATGTATACCTCCTCACTGCAAAGAAATTTAAGGAATGTAACTATGATTGGTGGAGCAGTTGCAGGAGGTTTAGCTGTTCAAGGGACACAAAAAGCTCTAGACTATGATTATAAAACTAGAGTAATGCAATCCCGTATGGAAACATCTAATTCTGTAAGAAAGCAAATTTCTGATTACGTTTTAAATGATTTAAGCTTAAAAACTGCCTATAGACCTACTGAAATTGCTGATATGGGTATTATCTTAGGTCAAGGTGGTATTAATAATGCAAAAGATATGAAGTCAATGATGAAAACTGTTTCATTCTTCTCTGAAGCAGTAGACGCTATTCCAGAACAAGCTGCTGAGATGGTTATTTCTGCTGCTAAAGGTTTTGGTATTAGTATGCAAAATTCTGGACAGATTACAGATAAATTAACTATAGCATTAAATAAATCATTACTACATGTTGAAGAATTACCTCATGCAATCGGTGAATTAGCAGGTAGAGCAAACCAATATGGTCAGTCATTTGACTCATCTTTAACAGCATTAATGACAATGAGAGACCAAGGTATGTCAGCAGCTCAAGGCTCACAGGACTTCCTACATGCTCTACAATCTGCATCTAAGATTGGTAATGATACTGTTCTATATAAAAGAACCAAGAGTTATTTTACAAGCTTAGGTGTAACAGATGGTATTTTTAATAAAGACACAAGACAATTAAAAGAATATCCAGAATTAATTGCTGATATGGAAAAAGCAATGATTAATCAAGGGTATATTAATCCTAAATATAAAAAGGGAATTACTGATGAAAAGACTTTCCATGACTTCTTAGCAAAAAATGGCGGTGTAGCTCCTAAAGATTTCTGGGACTCTCAAAAAGCCATGCCGTTAATCTCTAAAGTATTTGGAGCAGCAGGTACAGCCCCTATCCTTATGGGTCTACAATCTAAATATGAAGAAGTAAATAAGGAGACAGGAGAAAAGACTGGTAAGGTTTATTATGGAGCAGATGCTCTAAGACAAATGTATAAAGATGTAAAAAATTCAGATGGGGCAGTAAATGATACTCATAAAATTATTGCAGAATCTGGTGCTTACCAATTAAAAGTTTTAAGTGGGGCATGGGATGCAGCTCAAATTAAATTAATGGATGGAATGGTTCCATTAATTAAAACTGGTGCTGAAGCATTGACAAAAGTATTTAACCCAGGAAAGAAAGAAGCAAGCAGAGAACCTGGACAGCCACTTAATATGGAAGATTATGAACCATATAAAAGTCCTTTTACTACAGTTAGAGAGGCTTTAAAAGAAACTGTTAAAGGATATAAAAATACTGGGCATCCATTTATAGCTGGTACTTTAGATACTGTTGGTAATGCTGCAATTAATGGAGCTCAAATTTCAACAACAATGCCTTCAGTAGCAAAGCAAATTGGCGGTGCCTTTAGTAAAGATATAGTAAAAGCGGATTGGGGAGATAGCTTAATTGAATTTCCATGGCATATTGTAAAGAATGGTATTAAATTTGTTTCTGACATTGTTAAAGCTAATAAAGATTTCGACGATGCTGTTAAAGAATTGCCTGAAAATTTACAAGACCCAGCAAAATTAATGGAAGGTATTATAAAAGGCGGCATAGTTTTAATGGTTACTGGTGCTGTAATTAAAACCATTGAGCTAGGCGTTAGAGGCGTTTCTTTGGCAATGAAAGGTACAAAAATAGCAACATCATTAACAGAAAGTATTTTAGGTTTATTTACTGGTAAGAAAGATGGCAAAGGTGGAGGCCTATCAAAATTACTAGGTAATAATATGGCTATTAAAGCTAATATAGTTAATGTTTATGGAACCGCTGTTAATGGAGGAGCTGGTGCAGCTGGTGCCGGGGCAAGAACAGCAGGTGCTGCTGGAACTGCAGCTACAGCAGGAAGTGCTGCATCTAAAATAGGAAGAGTTGCAAGTTTTGGTCTTAGATACGGTGGCCCAATTGCAATAGGAGCTGACCTTGTTTCTGGGGCATTAGGCGGGCCTAGTTTTATAAAAAGTGCAGCACAATCTAAGTATAATCCTTTAAATCCTCATACAGAAGAAAAAATAAATGAAATGCATAAAATATTAAAAGACCCTTCTAAAGCTAATACTGGAAAGAAACAAGCAGAAATAGTTCCAGAGTCTAATTTCTTTAAGCCTAAAGCAAATACAGATAAAGGTGGCAATATTACTTCATCCGGTACTTTAGGTTCTGGAAGCTGGAAACCAGTTATTGATGATTTAAAAGGAGCTGTTAATAAATTTACTAATTTATTTCCAAAAGGAAAATCAGAAAAAGAACAACAAGCAGAAGCTGGAAAAATAGTAGAGGCTGCAAAATCTGGTTCGTTAGTAATTAATAGTTCAATTTTAGATGGTTTTTCCCAAGCAAATAGTAAATTACAAAATATTAAATTACAAAATGCTGTTAGTGTAGTAGTACAACCACCTCAAGTAAATGTATCCGGTAATATAGATTCTATTTTGAAAGTAAAATCCCAAGGCTCTTCTAGTTTCTCTTCAAGAGCAGAACAAGGTGGAACAGCATGGGATAGAATGCAAGCTTTAAATCAAAGAAGAAATGGCTGGAGGTAAGATAAATGGCAAATGGTTCTATGAGATACACTACTGTATCTGGTAAAAGCTTTACATGGCCAAATAATCCTACAACATGTATCTTATCCAATGAGAAAAGGGTAATTAAACATCAATTTCCAGATATTGATGGAGCAGAACTCGAAGAACTAGGTATGGAGCCAACTACCGTATCTGGTTCTGGAGTTTTATTTGGTCCAAATGCTTATTCTGATTGGGTTCAATTAAATAAAATGTTTATGGATAAGGGCTTAGGATTGTTATGGCATCCTAACTGGGGCTCTTTTACAAGAATGAGGTTTACAAAACTTAATGCTAAACAAGAGCCTTTACCAGATTATGTAGAATATGATTATGAATTTATAGAAAGTAGAGAAATAAATTTAATGTCAAGAATAGTAGAAAGCGGCTGGTTAAATGTAAATGGTAATTGGTATTACTATAAAGGCTTTAAACCAGTAACAAATAACTGGGCTCAGGATAAGAAAGGTTTATGGTATTACCTTGGTGCAGATGGAGCTATGGTTACAAATCAATGGGTTGCTTGGAAAGGTAAATGGTATTTTTTAAAAGCTGATGGCGTTATGGCAGCTAATCAATGGGTATTATGGAAAAATAAATGGTATTTCTTAAAAACAAATGGAATGATGGCTGCTAATGAATGGATTACATGGAAGGGTGTTAAATATTATCTTGGCCCTGATGGAGTTTGGGACGAAAAGGCAGATAAAAGTAAAGTAACATCATCTAATTCTACTACTACTACTGCTAATCCATCTACGGGTTCTAATAGTAGTGTTAGATATTATACTACTGTTAAAGGTGATACTTTAGGTTCTATAGCTAAAAAATATTATGGTGATGCTAGTAAATGGAGAAAGATAGCAGATGCAAATAAAAATATAATTAAAAATCCTAACATTATTAGTGTTGGATGGAAATTAGTTATTCCATATTAAAAAGGTGATTATATGAGCGGTGAATATATAGTTCTTAAATCAACAACAGCAGGTACTAGCTATAGAATAAATACATTAAAAAGCTATAGAATTGAACAGTCTATGGAAGTACCTGCAGATTCTTTTGAATTTATTATTGGTAATCCAGGATATAGAGCATCTACTTTAATTTCAGCAGGAGATAAATTAGAATTTTGGATAAATGATAAGCTAGCATTGGAGGGTTATATTGACGACCTGGACTTTGAATATACTAATGATAGCAACGATTTAAGAATAACTGGAAGAGATAACATGGCTGTATTATTAGATAATGATGCTAGCCCAGCTACTTATAATAAATTAGGTTTAAATGATTATCTTGGAAAAATATTACCAAAATATAATATGGGATATTATTCCAGTGACAACGTTAAAATTGATAAAATAACAGTATCACCTGGTGAAAATGAATATAGTATTATTGAAAGATTAAGCAAAGAGAAAAATTTAATTCCAATGTATGATGTAGAACAGAAAAAATTATATTGTATAAAGCCAATTTCTACTACTACTCCATCATATTTATTTAGTAATACAATACCTGGAGCTATTAGGATTTTAGACTGTCAGATAAGCATTAGTGCTGACATTAAGAATGAAGTTATAGTATATGGTGGTGATTTTGAAAAAAATAAGAATATTAAAGGTACCTATGTTGACAAATATCTTTCAATTAAAAAAAGAAGAATATTGAATGAATCAGAAATAGAGACTGTTTCTGGGGCTAATAAAAGAGCTATGGAAGAATTTTATAGTATAAATAAAAATGCATTGGCCGTAACAATTACAACTACAACAAAGATGCCTATTTATACTAATAAATGTGCTATGGTATCCATAGAAAAAATGGGATTTGAAGCAAGATTATTAGTTGACTCTGTCACTTATAATAAGAGCGAAGGTGGAACTTTAACAACTATAGTTTTAAAATTAATGCCTGGAGTAGGTGTTAGCTATAAAGCAAATGATATTCCTATATTGCCTAAGCTTTAAGGTGGGATTATATGTATAATGGTATTAAAAGCATAAAAGATGCAGTGGATAAAGCAATAAAAAATATTAGAAATGCTGCAATTGGTAAAGTTTCCTCTGTATTGACATCTAATAAAACAGCATATGTACAAATTTCAGAGGAAGAAGAGTTAAGGGATGTAAAACTTATTTCACCTTATGGGTTTCATTCTTTACCAATTAATGGAGTAGACGGTCAATTATTATTTAATGGTAATTCATCTAAAAAAGCTTCACTTATTGGAATAGAGCATACATCTATTCCAGAACAATTAAACCCTGGTGAAGCTATTTTTTATGGAGCTTCTGGCTCGTATATTTTACTAAAAGATGGTAAGATTAAATTAGTAGGAGGATTAGAAATTAATGGAAACATTTTAGATGTTAATACTACAGCATCAAATTTATTACAAGAGCAAATTAATACATTAAAAAATGAAATTAGTGATTTGAAGAAAAATGGCGGAGGTAGTGATATGCCGTTAATGGTAGTAGAAAGTGAATGGGAAGGCAGCGGTAATACAACACGTACCTTTGCTAATCCAGTAATGGGAATTTCAATTATAAATACAGGCTCTTCATCTCTGACAGTTTCTATTTTGGATAAGACAATTATTGTAGATGCTGGAGAATCTTTTAATAATTTATTTAAACCTTTTACATCTTTATCAATAACAACAACTAGTACTTATAAAGTTCTTGTAACACTGCCATATAATATAGTTGTTACTCCTCCACCTCCAGATACAACTGCACCAACAGTAAGCATTTCACCTGCAGCTGGAACATATACATCTGCTCAATCTGTAGAGCTTACAGCTAATGAGGCTGCGACAATTTATTATACGTTAGATGGTTCTAACCCAACTACATCAAGTAATGTGTATAGTGGACCAATTTCATTAAACTCTAATACTACAATTAAATATTTTGCAAAAGACACTGCTGGAAATCAAAGCACTGTTCAAACTGCTGCTTATACAATTAATATACCAGCAGATACAACTCCACCAGTAGTTACAGTAAGTCCTGCTGCAGGAACATTTAGTAGTGCTCAATCAGTAACACTTAGTGCAAATGAAACGGCAACCATTTACTATACATTAGATGGCAGTACACCAACAACTTCTAGCTCAGTTTACAGTTCGCCTATTTCGATTAGTGCAACTACAACCCTAAAGTATTTTGGAAGAGATACAGCAGGAAATTCCAGTGCTGTACAGACTGCTGTTTATACAATTAATATTCCATCAACTCCATTCTATCTTGCAAATCAATCTGGAACAATTAATTGGAGTCAAAATACAGGGACTCGTGGCGGTGGTGTAAAAGCCTTAAAAAATATGACAATTACTGGTATTGGAGCAAAAGGTGGAGCAACTGGAACATGGAGCTTATGGCAACTGGATAACACAACTTATAATATTACAACTAAATTAGCAGAAGGTACAACTCTTGCAGCTCCAGATGGAAGCGGATATAGAATTGCAAATGGTTTAAATATTTCTATTAATGCTAATGATAACTTCTTGTTATGTTTCCAATATGCAACAGGTATTGATGCTAGTGGAACATATCGTTTCCAAACAGGTTCATCAGCTAATGCGGATTCATCATTTACATGGAATAATCGCATTATTGCAGCTGCTGATGGTACTCCTATTGCAGGCCATACGACAGATACAGGCTATACGTATGATTTAGTTATTTATCATACTTAGGAGGCATAAAATATGTGGATACCAAAAAAACAGGGGTCGCAAGTTGACCCTAATTCCCATACTCATAGCAATAAAATAATATTAGATGCATTAGGAGATTCAGGTGGAAAATTAACATATAATGGTTCACAAGTAGATACTACTTCTAGTGGTGGCGGAACCTATGTCGATAAACTTAATGGAAAAGTTATTGGAATGATTGGTTCAAGTTCTATGCAAAAAGGAGATGGCACAGAACCAGGAGCTCCTAAAAAGTTTTGGCAGTATATCCAAGATAGAACAGGATTTATGGATAATTGTAAAGCAAAAGGTGGAACATTACTAACATCTACAAGCAATCCAACTGCTCCAGAAAATGATACTAATTCACAATTTAATCAATTATCATCTTTACCATCTACAGGAATTGATATGATTGTATGTCAATTATTAGCAAATGACGATAACACAAGTGCTAGTTTAGGAACATGGACAGATACTACAGCAGCTACAGTTTATGGGGCTTTGCATATGTTTGCACAAAGGTTATATGCAAAATACCCAACGCAACCAATTGGATGGATGAGTTCTCAATATCGCGGAAATCAAACAGCAGAAACAAGTGCATATCAGGATGCATTAGAAAGAGTAGCAGCTTATTATGGAATACCATTTATAAATTTAAGTAAAAATGGGCGTACACCATATAATATATCATCATGGAAATCCGTATATGTAGTGGATCCGCCTTATCATTTAGGTAATGCTGGTAACTTAATATTGTCATATTCTGCTGAATCATTTTTCCGTAAATTAATTGGAGGATAATATGAAAACTTTAAAAATTGTTAATGGTGATTTAGTTCTTGATTCTCTCGGAAGATTAGATTTTGTTAGCGATAGAGATTTACTAATTCAATCATTAGACTTAAGATTAAAAACAGTAAAAGGTGAACTCTTTTATAATAATGAATATGGAAGACAGCACTTTAAAGGTAAATATAGTAAAGAAGCTGTTTTATCATTATTACAAGATTGTTTATTAGACGATGAAAGAGTATTAAATGTTCAAATAATTGAATTTGATATAAAAGGTAGCCAATTAGATATTGCAGTATCAATTAATTTAAAAACAGACGAAACTTTAGATGTAAATTTCCTTATTTAAAAAGGAGGATTAAAAAATGGCATTTGAATTTAAAGATAAAGAACAATTAGTAAATGATGTTACAGCATCTATATTGGATAAGTTGCCAGATATAGATTTTTCTGATGGAGAGCCATTAAAAACAATAGTTGAAGCAATTATGAATGAGTTAGATTTACAATATTGGCAGCTAGAACAAGTATATGAAAATTCTTTTATTGACACAGCAATAGATGAAGATTTATCTAATTTAGTTAAAATATTAGGCATTTCAAGATTAGAAGCTGTAAGCTCAGAAGGAAAAGTTAAATTTTTTAGAGAAACTCCAGCAACTTTAGATTATACTATTCCAGCAGGAACTTTAGTAGAAACACTTCCTGATAGCAATGGCGATATAATTCGTTTTGAAACAAAACAAAACGTAGTATTATTAACAGGTCAAACACAAGTATATGCGGATGTAAAAGCAGTGGAACCTGGTGCTAAATCTAATGTTACTTTTAATAAAATTATGATTATTAACAATCCACCTATTGGAATAGAATCCGTTATTAATGATGAAGCAATTATTGGAGGAGAAGATGCAGAAACAGATGAAGTATTAAGAGAAAGGGCAAAAACTGCATTAGAATCATCTGGATTAGGAACTATTAATGCCATAACAAATAAAATTGCAAATACAGCTGGAGTAAAATCCGTTAGTATTTCAGATATGGCAAGAGGAATAGGGACAATGGATATTTTAGTATTAGGTGATTCATTACCAATGCCTTCTTCTAAAATAACAGAATTAAATGATATTGTACAAAATATTAAAGCTGGTGGAGTAGACTTTAAAATAATAGAGCCTACAGCATTGCCTACAAATATAACAATGTCACTAACATTAATGCCTGGAAGCGTTATTGCTGATGTTAGTACTGTAGTAAATACTGCAATTGCTAATTATTTTAACTCATTACAAATTGGAGAATCTTTTATTAAAAATCAATTGGCAAGAGAAGTCTTAAATACCTCTGATAAAATTGTAGATATTTCAATTACTGTACCTGCTGCAAACGTTACTGCAACATCTAATCAAATTATTACACTTGGAACAACTACTTTAAGTTAGGCGGTGTAAAATGGATAAAATTAATTTTATACTGGATAATATGCCAGATTTATATAATAAAGAACAAGATAGCAATTTATATAAAATTTTAAATGCAATAAGTAAAGAGTTAGATACTTTTGTATCAAATACAGAAGAAGTAAAGAAAGCTAAATTTGTTGATTTTGCAACATCATCAGATTTAGATAAAATAGCATCTATCTTAAATCTAAAAAGATTTAACAATGAGAGTGATGATTCTTTTAGAAGTAGAATTAAATCCAGAGTTCCATCTTTTATAGGGGGTGGAACAATTTCTGCTTTAAAGCAAGTAGTAAACAATTATCTTGGAGTAGAACCTACTATTATAGAGCATTATAAATCTGGAGAAGGGCATCCAGTTTTTAATAATGGTGTTTTAAATGGTTTAAATGTTTCTAAATTAGATGCAAGTAATATAGCTATAAAAGGTGGATATGCATATACTAAAGGAGCAAGATTTAGCTTAAATGATTTAAATATACCAGTAACTCCTAGCGGTACACAATATGTTAAGTATAATTTAATTGCAGATGGCACATTAACTACTGCTAACTTTGTTAATAAAATTTCCGCTAGCTTAGTTGAAAACCCTCATATTTTAAAATATGGTCTTGGTTCAACAATTTTAGCTCCATCGGGATTTACAACTGAAGGAACACAAACACATTATGATGGTACTAAAATTTTAGATAATTCTGTTTTTTCCGGTTCAACAAACACATCTGGTTCAATAAGACAAATATTATATTCATTTAATTTTATTGAGCAAATAGAAAGAAATATTGGTAAAATTCCAGCATCAGATGTCGCTGGAAAAGTTGCATGGTTAAAAAGCAATATAAGTCAAGTTACAGTAAATTGGTATGGCTATGGAAATGGTCCTTCAGGAAACAAAGCTTATTTTGCAGGATATTTAAATAATGGTACAACATGGACTGTTAAAAGCAATACTTCAACAACCCCTTCATTAATATCTTGGACTACAACTAGCATTTCTAATCTTATTTTTTCAGATGGCTTTGCTAATTGGGTTGCATACACTGATGCATCGGATGGTACAATTACTTCTTCTATTTATACTGATTTTATAGAAGTAAAAATTTATTTAAAGCAAAATGCTTATGCAACAATAGAAGCAGATAATGCTGTAAAAGAAAATCAAATTTCATTAGCTAGTATTGATGCCAGCTTAAATCCAACTGATACAAGATTTATTTTAAATCCAGAACAACATGCTATTACTAATACAGCGTCAATAACAGTTCAAATACCATTTAATTTTACATTAAGTAATATTCCATTAGAAAGTGTAAAAGATATTTTAAGAAATACAAAAGCTGCAGGGATAGCTTTATTAATAAATGTTATGGAAACCTATAATGATTACATTCAAGTTACAGATTTAGCTCATTCCTATTTTCTAATGGGATTCTCAGGGATAGGTGGAAATAATATCTTAGGGGGACAATAATGAATGATAAAGTTGGTATCAAAGGCTCATTAACCATCTTTAAATATGAAAAAGAAGAACTAATAGAAAAACATTATTTTGAAAACTTAATTACAGATGATGGTTTAAATTACTTATTAAAATTAATAGGAAATGATGTTACTGGTGGAATTAATAAAATAGCTTTAGGAAGCGGTATTACAGCCCCTAATAAAACAAATAAAACTTTAGCTAATAAAATTATATTATTAGATGTACAAAGAGATTATACTGTTCCAGGTAGAGTTAATTTCTTAGTTAATATTCCTGCTAATACATTTACACAAATTACTAGTTTTAATGAGGCTGGATTAGTTAATAAAACAGCTACTACAGAAACTTTAATTACAAGATTAGTTTTTGGAACTACAGTTTTTCAAAAACCAGAAAATTCCCTAAGCCTATTATACAGCTTAGAAGTAAGGGTGTGAATAAATGAATAAGAAAATATTTATTAAAAATAAACCATTTGATGTTAATGATGCTAATGATATGCAAAATTGGTCGGAAAGTGCTTTAAAAAATACTATGGCATCTATTTATTCTTCTGGAATAGTAAGCGGTTTAAATGTTGTAACTAAAACTGGTTTACAATTAACAGTAAATTTGGGTACTGCATTTAATTCTAACTATGACTTTATTAATGTAACAGCAAATCAAACAGTTACATTAGCAGCAGCAAATGCTACTAATCCAAGATACGATAAGATTGTTATTTCTTATTCATCTAGTACAACAGATAATGTTGATACAACTAATATTTATGGCATGGGTACTTCATATATTTATTCACAAAATAAATTGGATTCTTTCCAAATTCAAGTTGTTCAAGGTACACCTGCTGCATCTCCAGTAGTTCCTGCTACACCTGCTGGAAGTCTTGCATTAGCACAAGTTTTAGTTCCTGCTGCAGCATCATCTATTGTTACTGGTAATATTACAGATTTAAGAGTTTTTATTGCTATTAATAGTAATATTAATAGACCAGAGGTTGTATTTAGTGCAACTGCTCCAGCAGATACTAATGTATTATGGATAGATACTACAAATAATGTACCAAAAACTTATAAAAATAGCGTATGGACTATTTTAGATTCAAAAGATGCAGATACATTAGATGGTCAACATGGTTCTTATTATGCAACAGCTACACATAACCATGATACAACATATGCTAAAATTGGTGATGCATATACTAAAGCAGAATCTGATGGCAAATATCCAACTAAAGCAAATAATTTAAGCGATTTAGCAAATATTACTACAGCAAGAACAAATCTTGGATTAGGAACAGCAGCCACAAGAGCAGATACTTATTTTGCTTTAGCTGGACATAATCATGATGGAGTTTATACAAAAGGTGATTATGTATTAACAGTTGGAGGAACAGCCCCTACTGCAGATTCAAAAGCTGTTTGGTGGGATACTACAAATAATCTTATTAAAAGATATAATGGAACATCTTGGGTAGCTTTAAATGCCTCTGATGCTGCAACATTAGGTGGAGCAAGCAAAGGTACTAGTGCTAATAATGTATTACAATTAAATTCTTCTGGATTAGTCCCTGTAGCAAACTTACCTGTAGCAAGCGGAACAGCAAATGGCGCTATGAGTTCTACGGATAAATCAAAATTAGATGGCATTGCTTCTGGAGCAGAAGTAAATCAAAACGCTTTTACTAATGTTTCTGCAGGTGGTTCAACATTAGTTGCAGATTCAAAATCAGATACTTTAACAATTAATGGTGGAACTAATGTAACTGTAACAGGAGATTCTACTACTGATACTGTTCTAATTTCCTTATCTAATAATGTTGAAACTACTACAGGCGCTCAAACAAAAGCTGATACTGCCTATAATAATGCAATTAATTGGGCTAAATCTCTTGGATACGGTGATTTAATTTCTAAATTAACTAATGGTACAGACCTTAACACAGTTTATTCTTCAGGAAATTATTATGCAAACTCTACTACAACTAATTCGCCAATAGCTTCACAAAATGGTGTACTTGAAGTTTTTCAATATAGTGGAACCACTACATTACAAAGATGGACTCACATGACTAATTCAGCAACTAATAGAGTTTTTGTAAGATATGCAAGCTCTGGAACTTGGGGTTCATGGTATGAATTAGAAAATGTAGCAGGTGCACAAAGTAAAGCAGATACTGCAGAAGCAAATGCTACTAACTTTGCTAAAAGCTATGGATTAGGCACAATGGCTAAGAGAATAACTGGCGGAGATATGAATAACTTTACTACAGAAAGTGGATTCTATTGGTTTGATACTACATCAACAAATACTCCAGTTGCTGGTAACGGATTTTATGTAATTATTAATGCATATAGTACTTCTCCAGGTGCAGTAACTCAGACAGCAATATTGAGTGGAACAGTAAATAGAATGTTTTTTAGAAGGGCATCAGGCGGAATATTTAATGCATGGTCTGAAATAGAAACAACTACTGGAGCACAAAGTAAAGCAGATACTGCAGAAGCAAATGCTAAAGCAGCATCAACGCCTTCATCTCACGTTGGAACAGGTGGTAGTGCTCATGCTAACGTAGTAGCTGGTGGAGCAGCAGGTTTTATGACAGGGGCAGATAAAACAAAATTAGATGGAATTGCTACTGGTGCTAATAATTATACTCATCCAACTGGCGATGGTAATTTACATGTTCCAGCAACTGGCACTTCAAATAATGCTAAAGTTCTTAAAGCAGGTTCTGCAGCAGGTTCATTATCTTGGTCTTCTGTTAATGCATCAGAAGTTGTAACAGATTCTAATAACCGTTTTGTATCGGATGCTGATAAGACAAAATTAAATGGTATTGCAGCAGGTGCTGAAGTTAATCAAAATACTTTTAGTAATGTTAAAGTAGGAGCAACTACAATTGCTGCTGATACTGAAACAGATACTCTTGAATTAGTTGCAGGTACTAATGTTGTTCTTACTCCTGATGCTACAAATGATAAGGTAACAATTGCTTTATCATCTTCTGTTGAAACTACTACAGGCTCACAGGCAAAAGTAGATACAGCTATTGCTGCACTTCCAAAAATGGTAGCAGGTACTTTTGGTACCTTCTCACTTAGTGCAGGTGCACAGGTTGATAAAGTTATTAATTACCCAGCAGGAAAATTCTCAGCAATACCTTCTTTGACTTATAGCATTTTCAATGCAGATGTAGAAGGAGCCTATACAACGGCTTCCAGTATTATTGCTGCCCCAGATGAAACAACTGCTACCATCCGCATCAAAAATAAAGGCACAACCCTTCAATATTATATTCTTAATTGGCATGCAATAGAAATAAAATAGTTTTTATTTTAAAAATAACTCTAATAAGAGTTATTTTTTTTGTTTTTAAATGGCAAAAAATGTAAATAATTAGAATGATTTATAATCAAGGTGGTGAAGTAAATGTTGTATCAAATTTTAGCATTAACTAAGCAGCAAGCATTTCTAAGCAGTTTAATTACACTGCTAGTATATGTATATGGATTAGTTAGTACACCTCTTTTTTGGATTCTTGTATTTTTTTCGGCAATTGATTTCATTTTAGGAGTATATGCTGCTTGGAGAAGTAAAAAATTAAATTGGGATAAGTGCTTAGATGGGATTGCTAATAAGGTTTTCATCGGCATAATTATCTTCATGTCAGCTCTAATAGATTTTGCTTTAACTTACTTTGGTATAAATACTAGAGGAATTTTTCATAATTTTATTATGGCTGCATTATTAACAAGAGAGTTGGGCAGTACAATTAAAAATGCTAATAAAGCTAAACTATGGATTCCTAAAATGATTAAGGAAGCCCATAAGAAACTATCCCAACTTAGTAAGGAGGATAAAAAATAATGGTAAAAGTTGCGTTAAGTTATGGTCATGGCGCTAACACATATGAAACTAAGCATTCAAAGTTTGTTGTAGTTAATGGAAAAGTTTATGAAGAGCATACACATAACTGGCAAGTAGGTGTACGTGTTAGAGATATCCTAAAAGCTCATGGAGTAGAAATTTTAGAATTACAACCACCTAATGGTAATGATGTACCTCTTCAAACAAGAACAGATAAAGCAAATGCATGGAAGGCAGACTTATATTGGTCTATCCATTCAAATGCTGGTGCTGCATCTGCAAAAGGTTGGTGTGGCTTTTATTGGAAAGGTTCTGCAAGTGGAGAGAAAGCAGCAAAGTTATATGCAAAGAATGTTGCAGCACTTGGTCTTCCACTTTATTCTGGTGATGGTATTTATCCATCAGAAAAAGGAACATGGTCTGATTTCCATGAACTAAGGGAATCACATATGCCTGCTGTATTAACAGAAAATGGTTTTATGACTAATGCTGAAGATTTTAAGTATATCTTTGAAAACAAAGATGGGTACTATGATAAAGTAGCAGTTGCACATGCAAAAGCTATTTTAGAATATTTTGGTATTGCTTATAAAGCACCTGCTGCACCTGTAATATCAAAACCTGCTACTCCAACTAATAAAGAGGGCTGGGTGAAAGAAGATTCTATATGGTATTTTTATAAAGATGGCGAGAAATTCAAAGGCGGCTGGTTACAAGATAAAGGTAAATGGTATTATTTAGAGCCATCTGCTGGAAGAATGGTTGTTGGCCATCAAATAATTGGAAATAAACCATACCATTTTGAAGAATCTGGAGCACTAATTATTACAAATGAGGACGGAGTGATTCAATAATGGAAGCATTATTAGTTTTAATGACAGTGCTTGTTCCAATTATTATGGGCTTAGATGAAATATTGAAAACTTATATTCCTGAAAAATTCCATAAACTTATTCCAATTATTGTTGGATTAGTTCTTGCACCATTTGGAGGAACTTTTGCACCAGGATTATCAATGGCTCAAATGGTATGGGCTGGGTTTTTAGCTGGAATGGCAGCAGGTGGTTCATATAAGCCAACATTAACTAAGAAGGATTAATTCCTTCTTTTTTTTTATGGAAATATTTTCTATAACATTGTGATATCATATATAATATAATAAATATATAACTAAGTGATTAGAGGTGTAATTTATGGGGAATATTGGAAATATAATAATTATATATGATATGAAAAGAGATGATTAGCGTATGATAAATAAAAAGCAAAGTAATTATAGCGATTTATTAAATGCAATAAAAAATCATAGCATAGATGAAAATTACAAACCTAGAAAATATAATTTTGGACTTAAAGATTTTGATGAGAAAGGGAATGAAAAAAAGAGAGAGCCAAAGACTCCCTCATAGACCTGAGTGTTACGATATTAACATAGAAATTGATTTAAAATTTATCTAGAGTATTTTATAGACCACATTTAAGCTGCATTCCACAGTTACTACAAGTATTACATCCTCCAGAATCAATTACTTTACCAGCTCGGCAAGCTGGGCAAGTATCTCCAACTTCACTACCATAATTAATTTCATCTTTTGTTTCTACTTCTTCTTTTTTTGATTCCAATAGAACATTTGTTTCCTCTACTTTATTTTCTTCGTTTGTTAATGAAAGAACTTGAGAATCGCGAGAGCCATCTACATAAACTGTACCACCTTTAGCTCCGCCTTTATGAAGTCTTTCATAAACTTTTTGTACTTGTTCAACAGTATAACCTTTAGGAGCATTAACTGTTTTGCTTATAGAAGAATCAATCCAGCGCTGAATAATACACTGTACATCAGCATGAGCCTCAGGGGATAATTCCATAGAAGAAATAAACCAAGGCGGTAATGGGACTCCTTCTGATGCATCTGGATTTTCTTTATAGTAGTTATCAAACCATTGTTGTGCAATTGGTGCTTTAACTTCAATAAACTTTCCAAGTCTTCCGCTCCTAAAATATGAGAATGAGAAATATGGTTCTAGGCCAGTTGATACGTTAACCATAGTACCAGTAGACCCAGTAGGGGCAACAGTAAGCAAATGAGAATTTCTAATACCATGTTTTAAAACTCCTTGACGAATATGTTCTGGCATCTTTTTCATATAACCAGAATTAATAAATGCTCTTCTTTTTTCCATTGACTGTTCTATATATCCATTCATATCAATATCTAATTTATAGCCATTTGTTAAGAATGGAAATGAGCCTTTCTCTTTTGCTAATTCAATAGATGCTTCATAAGCAGCAATAGCAATAGTTTCAAATACTTTATCTACAACTTTATTTCCTTCTTCTGTGCCATAAACTAATTCGCATTGGATAAGTAAATCATGTAATCCCATAACACCTAATCCAATACGTCTTTCTCCAAGAGCTTGGATTTTATTCTCTTCCAAGAAGTAAGGAGTAGCAGATATAACATTATCTTGCATTCTAATTCCAACCTTAACTGTTTCAATTAATTTATCATAATCCACAACATTTCCATAAACAGTTGGTGCTGTCATTTCAGCAAGGTTTACTGCAGCAAGATTACAAACTGAGAATGGGGCTAAAGGTTGTTCTCCACATGGATTAGTACAAACTACTTGTTGACCATATGCTTTTGCATTAGTCATATCATTAGCATTATCTATAAAGAAGATTCCTGGTTCTGCTGAGTAAGTAGCGGCAATGTTAATAAGATTCCAGAGTTCTTTTGCTTTAATTTTTCTATAAGTTCTAATCTTATAACCCAATCTTTCCCATTCACGTACATCTCCAATGGTATGCCACTTTTCATTATATTCTGCCATCTCCGCTTCATTATAGGAATCCGTATGAGGGAATCTTAATTCGTATTCTAAATCATTTTCTACAGCATGCATAAATTCATGAGTTAATGCAACTGAGATATTGGCACCAGTTAAAAATTCTGGGTTATGAACAGAATAAGTTCCACCATCATTTAATTTTTGTTTAGATAATTCATAGCCTTTAGTTTGGTCAATAGTTGGTTTTTCATTTCTATTATATGCAATAATAGCTTCTTGATAAATAAGCTCTTCTGGTTTTGTTAAAGGTGTAAATTTTAATTTAGATTTTGCTAGTTGCTTAATTTGTTCATCGTTTGTATTTTCAATAATAAAACGTAATACTCGAGGATTTTGCATTTTAGAAATAATAAATTCTAATACATCTGGATGCCAATCGGCTAACATAATCATTTGAGCACCACGGCGACTTCCACCTTGCTCTACAAGATTAGTTAAATTAGCAATATCATTTAACCAAGATACAGAACCTGATGATTTACCATTAACACCTCTAGCTAAAGTGTTACGAGGACGTAAAGTAGAACCATTTGTTCCTACACCACCACCACGAGACATAATCTCTTGTACAATCTTACGATGGTCAGCAATACCTTCACGACTATCTTTTGGATAAGGCATAACATAACAGTTAAAGTATGTTACATCAGTACCTGCTCCTGCTCCATATAATACACGACCTGCTGGAACAAAATTTTCACTTACTAATTCATGATAGAATTTAGAAAACCATTCTGCTTTTTTAGATGGCGTTTCTTCTACATCAGATAAACCTTTAGCATTTCTCATAGCAATTTGCTCATAGAATAATTCTAATGGCTTTTCAATAGCATCTAAGTCGCGAACTACAATACCAGTTTCTGCTTCTTTACCTTCTAAAGGTGCACGAAATTCTTCTTCAACTTCAATAGTAATTTTTCTACCATTAATATCTTTTACCCAACCTAAGCCTTGAGCAGGGAATTTTGGGTCAGACTTTACTTGAAGAACTACAAAGTCTCCAACTTTTAAAGTAACTTTTGCAATATCTTTAAATGTATAGCGGTCTAGCATTACAAGACGTGAAACTCCTTCACGTTCAATTTTCATATCTTCTGTGATAGGAAATACATTGGGGAAGAGTTTAATATCTCGGTTTAATGATTCAATATAATTAGATGAAAAAGTCATAGTTTGCCTCCTAAGATAAAACTAGCCCTCATAGGTTTTTCCTATGAAGGCTATTAATAAAATATTGGACTGACAGGACTCGAACCTGCAACCTCAACATCCCAAATGTTGCCGTCTGCCAAATTGACTTACAGCCCAAGGATTACCAGTTGTGACCAGCAACTGGTAAAAGGGAAAGCACAATGATAACCAGGTATGCAATACATAATAGGCGGCCCGTCGGCCGTAATGTGTCACCTACTGTTTCCGCAGTAGGCAACTGGAAATACTAAACTAAGTATATCATAAATATTTGGAATCGAACCAAACCACTTAAAATGCTAACCCTATACGTTAGCTGTTTCGGTCTCAATGGAATTCTAAGCTCACCCAGGGTATTTATGAGCTCTCAGCAGGAATTGAACCTACCTTACACTATGCAAAAAGGGTTTACATTATTCGGTCAACATTCGATACTAGTCTTATTGGCGTTGCTAGATTTATACGAAGTTACTTTTCATCACCTTACTTGCAATAGGCATCACCGGATTAAGAGCAAGATAGAAAATTAGATGGCTATGTATTTAAATATCATAACCACCTAATCAGAAAGGAGATTAATATAATGATATCATATTTTTTAGAACATATTCATATGAGTTTCACCTTATTTAATCTTAGTTCTGTATTCATAGCGTTTAAGCCATTCTTCAATCGGCAATCTTTCTTCATAAAGTGAAAGCATATTTCTTTTCGATAAATCTGCGGGATCGTAACCATCTTCTATTTCTATGGCAGTAATTTTATATTCTGGATAGCAAAGATTTACAATTGATTTTGCCAGCTTATAACCAGCTTTATCACCATCTACAAAAAGAATTAATTCATCGTCTATGAGGGAATCAATAAGCTCTTTCTGTTCATTGGATAAGGTAGACCCATAAACACATGTTACATGTTTTAAACCTGCTTCGTAAATAGCCATTTGGTCTTTTTTACCTTCACAAAGAATAAGCTTATTTTCTTTTTGTATTTCTTCTCCAACAATATCTAATCTGCCAAGAAGTTTATTTTTGAGTAATCCTGCTCTTTTCTTCCATTTCTCTTTTGCTTTATTAGTAACATCTCTACCATCAAAGCCTAATAATTCACCTTCAGGAGAACGTTGAGGGAGGAGCCATCTTTTTTCTTTACTATCATATCCGGACTCAAATAATTCTAATGTAGAGTCTTTGAAACCTTGAGAGTCAATGAAACCAAGTTCATCTTTCTTATTCAGGAAATTTTGTAGTACTTCCTGAGTGAGTGGATTGACCCCATAGTAGAACTCAGTATTATTCTCGATAGATTCATCTACTGAAATTTCAGTCAAAATATGGTCAATTTTTATCTTGAGTTCTTCAAGTAAAAACTCTCCATTATCTTCTAGTAGGTTTATATCTATTTCACATGCATCACATATAAATTCTACAGCATTTGTGTAAGATAGATTTTGAGCATGTTCTACAAGATTAATAATATCGCCGTCTTTTTTTCTATCATCGCATTCCCCATAGCATGTGTAAGCCATTTTAGTTGGGCTTAATACAAAAGCTGTAATGCCTTTAGAATGATGAATAGGACATGAACTTCTAAAACCATTTGAATCTTTTGAAATACCTTGAGCTCCTAGAGATTCTAGGAGCATTTGTATTTTATCTTCTGTCATTAATTTTTTAAGTGCTACTGGTGAGTAACTCATGCAGTTCCACCACCACCAATATAATCGCGTGGCTTATCCATAACTACCATAGGGTCTACATTTCCAATAGTAGCTTTAGCACCATTGAAATGAAATAATGCTTTTCTTAATTCACCTTCACGAATCTTTAAAGCACCAATTTCCATATGGTTTGGTAATTCAGATTGCGAGCCATAATAAAATTCATCACGATATACATAAAAAATATTATGAGCATCTTGTTCTGCTTTACCAGTAGAGCGAATATCTTTCATAGTTGGTCGCTTATCATCTCTTTGTTCACAACCGCGATTAGCCTGTGATAAAGCAATCATAGCAACTTCATGATTCTTTGCCATCATACGAAGTTCTTCGGATATTTGACCAAATTCAAATTCTTCTGTAGGAATATTTCCTTTTCTAGTACGAATTAATTGGAAATAATCTTCAAGTACTAATTGAATACCATATTTAGATTTTAAATAACTTAGTACAGAATCAATTTGACCAATATTTAATTTAGCAGAATCAATAACAAATAATGGCCATGATTCTACTAGCTTTATGGCTTCATCTAATTGTTGCCATTCTGATTCTTCTAATTCTCCAGGTCGTTTTAATTTCTTCATTGGTATGCCAGTAACACGAGATAATAAACGCCTATAAACATCTGGAGTAGACATTTCGTGAGAAAAGAATGCAGTAGGTATTCCATATTTTTCTGCAGCATTTTGAGCTAGATTCAATGCAGTACCTGTTTTATAATTAGATGGTCTACCAACAATATAAGTTAATGTACCTAAGGCAATTTGATCTTGAGTCATTTTATCAAAATCACGTAGTCCAAATTGAATACCAAATTCAATGCCATTTTCTAATTGATATTGCATTGATTCTTTTAATTCTTTAAATCCAGTATGAATAGAAACTTCGACAATTAAGCCATCATTTATTTCTACTTCATTTAATCCTTTTTGGAATCCAGAGATAAAATCCCTTGCCGGTACATCAATATTATCTAAACCATTTTTTAAAACCTGAATTACTTTTCTCTTAGTATACAAATCTCTCAATTTAAAAATATTTCTTCTTGTCATATCTATAAATTGAGCGTCATTTACCACTTCACGTTCAATCATTTTTTTATAACGATTGAGTTTTAATTGAGTTTGCGTAATATCTTTTTCATCTGTTAATTCAAGTTTATCAATAATGTAATGAGATGAAGGAATAAAATCCATGTTGTATCGACTTTCTTCTAATATTATATTGAGAATATCGAGATTATTTTGGTTAACACACTCAACAGCAGTAAAGTTTTCTTCAATTGCTACATTAAGAGCATCTCTAGACAACATGAAAAGACCAATGAGTTCTCTTTCTCGTTGGACATTAGATATTTTACCCATTAGTTACCACCCTTCATGAATTTATTTTTATTTGTATAATTTGGAAGTTTACCAAGCTTAGGGCGATAATCTTCTAAAGAAACTATTGTAGTAATTAAAGAACGTTCTTGGAATAAAGAAACAATACGTTGTGCATACTTTTCATTAAGCATTTCTAAATTAGAATTAGTAGTAATAATCAAAGGTAGTTTTTTATAATAGCGATGTCTCATTAATCCATCTAATTCTGTTACAGCCCAATCAGAACCATCTTTTCGATATTCTGTACCTAAATCATCTAGTACAAGAAATTGGCAATTATAGATATGATTTTTTAATTTAACAAAGTCTTCATCATTCCAAGACTTTTTAATCATATCAAATAAATCTTTAATAGTAGTGAAATATCCGGAATAGCCTTTATCTACAAGATGCATTAATATCTTCATAGCAGATAAAGATTTACCTCTTCCAACTGGACCATTGAAGATAATACCGCGGCCATCTTCAAAATAATGCTGAGCATTATCAATATAATCTTCAATAAATGGATTAAGGAGAATAGGCATTTTACCATGTTTCTTTGGGTCAGATTCGCTTACATAATCATCGTCTTTTAGATAAGCAGTAATTTCTTCTTCATATAATGGAAGAGATGCAAAATCAGTATCAACATTTGCATTCCTATGTTTACGTGTTTTAATTTCTTTTAACATGCATTCACATAATCTTCCATCTTCTAAATAACCTGCATCACATTTTTGACAACCATTATATTGATTATCTTCTGTTGGTTTTAATTCACCTTCTTTTAATATGTGTTTAAGTTCTGGCTTGTATTCTTCCATATTTTCACCCCAATAAAAAAGATAGAGAAGCTGAATCTCTATCAATTATATTTTACATGTAATTACGATTTATAAAAGGTTTCACATCCAATCATCAATGTTAGTGGAATTTTGTATTGAATTTTTATAATGCGAATTTTCTTTTTTTACTTCTTTCTTCTTATTTTTATTTCTCATATCTTCCTTATACCAGTAATTATAAAATTGAGTCCAAACTGGGAATTTACACATAGGTGATATTTCTATGCATTTTTTTACATCATCGTATGTCATACCATGATTAGCCATATAATTAGCTATAGTATCTGTAGCTTTAATTTTAAAAGACATACCTCTATTATACTGAGGATTATATAAAAAATACATTTTGGATAAGTCTTGTATATCTAATTGTAAATCAATAAATTCTTTTACATTAGCTGGCTTTAAACTACATGGCATATAATAATCATTCTTATTTGCATCTACTTTAGAATAATCTATTTTATCTGCCCTATTAGTATTATATCCTTCTATTATAGTATTAAACTTATCTATATAGTAATTTTCTCTATGATGCATATAATTACTTACTAATTTTTTATTTTCTATTCTATCAGTATTAATAATTTCTAATACTTTAAATTCAAAATTATTTAATCCATATTCTTCATAATCTTTTTGTAATCTTTTATTATGTTTATTTCTTATTAATTCTTTATAATGGCCATATATTCTATTAGGTAATAATAAAGTTTGACCTACATATTTTTTATTATTAATAATATTTTCTATTAAATAAATACTTTCTTTAATATCAAAATAACTTTTCATTAATTAAATCTCTCCTTTTTAAAATATTAGTTCTATAATATAAATATTAATCTTTTTAATTTTCTCTGCGAGGCCAAAAACTCTTTCTAAAACCATTATATCAACATAAAAAATACAGAAAATAAAGGTTTCAAACTTTTTTTTACAATTTAAATCCTTATTACAAAATATTACATTTTTATAAACTTTGTTTAAAAAAATATTTCATTTTTATTAAAATGGTCTTATAATAAGAATATGAATCGAAAAAAGAAAAATTTTCAGAAAATAGAGAGAAAAAAGTCGAATACATATATTAAGTCCCCATGAGAACATCGACTAAATAGAATAATAAACGACATAGATAATTTTATGTGAAACCTTTAATTTTAGATTAATATTTTCATATAAAATTATATTATAAAGAATATTGGGGAGGAAATTTAATGTCCGAATATTGGGAGAGCTGGCAATTAAATCTTTTAGACGAATATATTCTTGGTTATTCTGCTTTTAATTCGCAATGGGAATTAGCAGAAGAGCTTGGAAAGTCTTTAAATGCTGTAAAGATAAAATTAAGCAGAAGACGCCAGTCCATTCAAGAGGAAGAAAGAGAATTGACTTTTGATGAATACAAAATGTTCTTATCCAATAGGTTTGATAAGACTACAGAACAAATTGCATCTCTTATTAATTCTTCTACTTTTTTTTTGATGAACGAATTGGACGAGATTGATTCATTGGAATGTTGTGAATATTTTGAAGAAGGTTATAAAGATAGAGTACCTTCTATTGATGAAATTAATACTTTCATTAGATTGTATAAAAAAGGTAGAAATGCCTTTCAAATTGCCCACATCCTAAACCGCCCCATTGAAAAAGTACAGGAGATGATTATATCATATGAAGTCTAAGCATATTTTTAATACAATAAGAGTGGACAAATCTATTCCGCTCCCTTATCAAAAAAGAGATACTGATGCAGGTCATGATGTTTACGCAGCAGAAACTAAATGGATTTGGCCTTGGACTACAAGAACAGTAAAGTCTAATCATCGGATTCATATTACCGATGGATTATTTGGACTAATCCAATCAAGAAGTGGTATTAGGAAAAGAGGATTACTTATTGATGGAGTTATTGATGAAGGGTACCAAGGAATATTTGGCCTTATTATATCTAACGTTAATATCTTTCCTAGAAGAATTAAAGCAGGAGAAAGAGTAGCACAGATTATCTATTTGGAACCGCATAAAGTTCAGCACCATGAAGTTGATGAATTTTCAACAGAGACTGAACGCGGTAATGATGGCGGTCTTTGGCGGAAAGAATATAAAAAGTAGAAACTCTCATTTTGAGAGTTTTTTTATTTTTTATAATATAATAGAAAGAAAAATTTTCCAGAGGTGATAACATGAAATTTATTACTAAAATTAGCTTCTTTGATAATTTATACAGAGAAATAAATAATAGTCCAGCATTATCTATTATTGTTTGGATTTTATTTATAACTTTAACTCTAACAAACTATACAGGAATTATTGATTTAATCTTTTTAACTATAGGTTTTGTATTTTTATTTTTAGATATTAAAAATTATAGGAGGAAATACTAATGAAAAGATTGCATGATTTAGCAAAGCAATTAAAAGAAAATAATTTTGAAATGACAGAGGCAATGAAAGAACATTTTGAGGAATTTCTTTCAATTATTGCAGAGGGCAGCAGAGTTCTTCATCCTCGTTTTGGATTAGGGACTGTTAAATCTGCTATGGGAAATTCCTGGGTTGAAGTAGATTTTGATAGGGACAATGAAAGCTATGAACGTAAGTTAAAAGATTATGAATTAAATAAAGTTACCTATCCAGGAAGATATTTTTCATATCCAAGTAGACATACAAGAGCAGTTCATATTGCTTCCTGTCATTCAATGCATATGATTATTAAAAAAGAAATGAACCGATAAAAATTATTGTGAAATCTCTCTTAATGGGAGATTTTTTTATTTTATAATAAGATAGAAATTGAAAATTTCAAAAGTTAAAAAAAGGGAGTGTATTTAATGAAATTAATTATCTTCCAATAGAAATATTAATTTTACTAGCATCTTAGAATTAACATAAGATAATGCTGGATAAAAAAAATATTGGAGGTAAAAAAATGAAAAAATTATTATCATTACTTTTAGTATTAATGTTGGCTCTGCCATTTACTACACAAGCATCAGATTTGGGTTACATGAGACAAACGGCTTCAAACTATGATTCTGTCACTTTTAAGGTAGACACATCAAAGTTAGGTGGAAATATTGGGTCTATAAAAATCTCTGTTAACGGAGTATTAAATCAAGATTTAACAAGTCCAGGAACAGATACATTCACAATAAGTGATTTATCACCTAGCACCACTTATACGGTGGATGTAGATATGACTAAAGCAGGCGGATATGGTACTCATGTATATGATGAAGATACTTATACGACTGATGCTGTGTTGACAGAAACAAACGAAGCAACTGAGCCTACTTCACCTGCTCCACAAGAATTTGATTACACAACGGGTTCACTATTAGGAGATAGCCCAAATAACCATACAGCAACGGCTGATGCAGATGGTTATAAGCGTACTTCGGGATGGGATTATGTAGGAGCATTTGATTGGAATACTTCATTAGGAACAGGAAATCAGTTAACTCAAAGCGCACCGAAACTCAAGTATATTGAAAGTACAGGTGGCAGTTTCCGTATTGATGTAACAAATCATGCGTTCCATCACTTCCTATACTCATCTTCAACAGCGTCTATGTTAATTCAGCTTTATGAATATGACCCTACTGGTGGCGATGATTATGTTGGATATTGGAAAATTCCGGCATCTTCTACAGTGACACATTTAGATATTAGTAACGCCGATGCTTATAAAGATGGTGTTAATGGTCGTGCTGAATTCTACATCAAAACTAGCACAAACTACGCAACTACAATTACGCCATTAGTTTTCAATTTCTACGATTGATTTGAAAGCTTAATAATATATTATGTGAAACCATCTCTTATAGAGGTGGTTTTTTCTTTTATAATGAAATCATATTAAATAGAAAGAAGTGATTATATGGAAATTAAAATATCTAAAGATGAAGTATTTAATGCAATAAAAGAAGATTTAAAAAAAAGAGGTTTAAATTTTGATAGTGCTATTATTTCCATGAATAACTTAGGTGGAGCTAATATTATTTTAATTAAAGATGGGAGAAAAATATAATGGCAAACATCCTTTATTACCCACAAATGAGTATGTATGACAAACAAACTAAAGAATTACTCCCAGCTGCAGACGGTAATATTAACATGATGCGTAATACTATATTGGAATGGAAAAAATATCGTCCTGATGATGTATTTTATATTTTATTACCATCTGAATTAAACTTCAGTGATAAACTAGCAAAGATTTTACCACCAGGAACTAATAATGCTGCTCCATTATTTTATGATTCTTATGTAGTATCTGCTAGAATTAATCGCTTTAACTTTCCAATGAATGAAATTTCTTCTATATTAAAGAATATCAAAATTGATTTACTTATCAATGATGTCATTGAGTTAACTGGTAATTTTAAACAAATGTTTAGAATTGAATTTAATGACTCACCAAAGATTATTTCTAATATTCGCCATATAGATGATGTACTAAATACTTCATATATGTTTAGAGTATTAGATGGTATTATTCAATCTGATTTAGTAACAATACTTTCAAGTACAATGCATAGTAAATTAGAATTACAACTTAGAGAAATGATTGGTGCTTGTAAGAATATTTTGGATAAGGTAAAAGTATTTGAGCCATCTATTTCTGAAGCAGAATTATTCAAATATTCAATGAACGCTAAACAAAAAGATTTAAATAAAGTAATTATTACTTTCCCAGGCAGATTATCTATTGGAGAAGAAAGAAGAACTAACTGGGATAAATTTACAAGCGCTATTTGGAAATTAAGGCAGAAAAGACAAGATTTTGAAGTTTATTTTACTGACCCAAATAATGCTTTAGATATTGGTACAGAAGTATCTCAGTGGACTAAAACTATTCCAAAAGATAGAAATACTTTTTTAAATCTCCTTAATAAAACAGATATTATTGTTTCATTAATGGATATTGAAGGTTTTGGTGGTATTAGTATTCGTGAAGGATTATTAATGGATTGTATGCCTATTATTCCTATGGCTCATGAATATAAGAAGATGGCACCAGAACATTATTTAGGATATATATATGATGCAGAAGTAAATCAATTAGTAGATGCTTTAGAGTGGGCAATATATAAAGTAAAAAATAGAGAAAAACCTTATGATTATAGAGCTTATGGCAAGCAATTTACTGTTGAAGAGCAGTTTAAAAAGTTACTACCTAAAGTGGAGGAAGTTTTAAATGGCTGATTTTACTATGAATCTATTCCAATTACATGATTTAATAGGAAAGGTTGCTGGTTTAAAAGATGAAATTGAAAAAGCTGCTGAAGTCCTTGCCGAATGTGTTGCATATGGTGGTACTATCTACGTTATGGGTAATGGTGGTTCTGCCGCTGACGCTAATCATTTCTCTGGTGAAATTTTGGGGAGATTTAAGCGAGAGCGTAAAGGTCTCGGCTGCGTTTCTCTTTCTGCTGATAATGCTACTATTACTGCTATTGCTAATGATTATGGGTTCGAGTATATTTTTGTTCGTCAGCTAGAAGGATTATTTGACCCATTAAAAGATGTAGTGTTTTCTATGACTACATCAGGAAATTCTCTCAATATTATTAAAGCATTAGATTATGTAGCAAAAGTTAGCGGTAAATCAGTAAATCTTCTTGGAAGAGATGGCGGAAAGATAGCAGGGCAACCACAAGAAAATGAAATAAACATTATTATCCCAGCTCAAGATTCTGACCGCATCCAAGAGATGCATAAATTTATTCTTCATTATTTTGCTGAAGTTATTGAGGAGAGGTATTGCGAATTAAAATTAAATTAAGAATGGAGTGTTAGTATGCTAGGAGTAATTAAACAAGCAACAGAAAGTTCTGAAATGTGGCAATGGGCTTTCGCGCATCCTTATCTTTATACTTTAATTAAAATTGGTACACCTTCTTTTTATGCTATAGTCTTATATTTAGGCTTTAGAATAATTTCTACAGTAATGGGAGGAAATAAACGTAGATGGAATTAAGAGACGGCGATATTTATGAACAGATTAATAGTAAATTAAAATTTACTTTAAAACAAGAGACTCCAGTTACTTGGAGTCTTAGTCTTGACAACCCTAGTAAAATCATTTACCCTGAAGTGTATATGATTAGTTTATTGGAGAAGAACTTTAGGAAGGTGGAAAATGAATAAAGCTATTTTCTTAGATAGAGACGGAGTCATTAATAAAAACACAGACTATGTAAATTGTATAGAAGATTTTCATATACTACCAAAAGTTAGAGATGCTTTAATGTTATTTAAACAAGCAGGATATAGAATCTTTGTTGTTACTAATCAAGGTGGCATTGAAAAAGGATTTTTAACAGAAGAAGATTTATATGAAATGCATGATTATATGATGAAAGAATTACCGGAAATAGAGGATTATAGATTTTGTCCTAGCTATGAATCATTTGGCAGAAAGCCTAATCCAGGTATGATTTATGATTTAGCATCAGCACATGAAATTCATACTGGGAAATCCTGGATGATTGGTGATATGTTTTCAGATATTGAAGCAGGAATAAATGCTGGTTGTAAAACTGCTTTAGTAATAAATAGAATCCAAGAATCAGTTAAAGCATCAGGTAAAGCTAATGTTATGGGTGATAGTTTATATCAAGTTGCAATTATGATATTAGAATTGGAGGGTTATTTATGAGATACGAAAATATTCTTTATAATGAAGTAATTTATCATTTAGAAGAAAAGTGGGGTAGAAAATTAAATGACCACGAAAAACATGTTCTAATTGAAGGCTATCAGTTTGGCAGAAAAGTAGAAGCAGAAAACGAAATTAAAATGTTTTATGATACTAGAAGGGATTAACCCTTCTTTTTTTTCTGTGTGAAACCTTTCATTTTAGTGTTATTTAAATATATATAATTAGAATATGAAAAGATTAAAAGA